ACATGAATAAATAATCTTTCATGTCACCATATAACAATCCTTCTTTATATGGCCTATTATTTGCTAACCATTTGATGAAATGTGATAACTGTTTCTCAAGTATTTTTAATTCTTCTTCACTCATCTTCTTTTTGGTTTAAATATTTGTTTAAATCTTCTACTATGTTAATATAAGGTACTTCACAACCATACCTTAATAATGCCTTTTGGTATTTTTGTATCTCATAACATTTAATTACATCTATAACCATTAATGAATTATTATCAATTTGTTGTTGAACATATTCTTTATGTTTTGTACCACCTAGTTCCATTATGTTTATTGGATTCTTACAACCAACTATACATTCAGGATATTTTAATAAAAACTTATTTAATGTCATCTTTGTTTTGGTTTAATTCTGTTGAATCTGCGTTAATTTCCCACCATAGTACATATAGTCTTTTTTGTGTTCCATTATTCCATTTACCTTGATAGTGAAATAGGAAACTAAATCCGTGACTTCTCCATATTTGTATATTCCAATTACCTATCTTCATCTTCTTTGTTTTGGTTTATAGAACAGCACTTAAAACACTAGCTATTATTCCTATAATAATGAATAACCAAGTTAATTGTTCATGTGATTGTTCTGATTCTTTTTTTACTTGTGTTTTTGTTTTAAACTTCATCTTTGTTTTGGCGTCAATATACGAAAGAAATATGGGATTTCCAAGTTATTCCCAAAAAAACGTATATACGTAAGAAATTGGTTACCTGAAGGGCCTTTCGTATATTTATAATAAATTATATTCAATGAAAAAATCAGAACTAAGGAAAATTATCAAAGAGGAAATTTTGAAAGAATCACTTCAATTTACCCCGGAGGAGAAAAAAGAAGGCCAACAAATGGAAATGAAAGTAAATGTTCTATCTACCATAGATGAATTAAACCAGTTTCTGAATGGTAATGTAACCGCTGAGGGATTGAAAGATGCTTTAGAAAGTATGATTTATAAACTAAATAGATTAAATTATAAATAATGAAAAAATCAGAATTAAGAAAATTAATTAAAGAGGAATTAAAATCTGTAAATGAAGGAATTGAAAATAAAATTCCCGGAATGAGAGATTTCTTATTATTTAAATCCATTATGGATACTCGAACTATAAAACGTGCTGATGATGAAGATCAACGTAGATGGGCTGAGGTTACTGAGGAATTAGATGATACCTTAACGCGTTGGATGGATTTGTTGTTAGAATTAGATAAAATATACCCATCATGAAAAGATCACAACTAAGACAAATAATCAAAGAAGAAATCTCAAAAGAATTAAAGGAAGGCGCTTTAATGGACCAGGGTGGTTGGGATTATAACTTAATGGACCAGATAGAGGATAAAGTTGAGGAATTAAACTCAATAATTGGGAAATATGATAATGAGGAGATTATTAATTTAATAAATGAAATTATTAGAGATCTTGAACAGCTGAAAAATAAATAATGAAAAAATCTGAATTAAAACGTATTATCAAAGAAGAAATTTCCAAGGTATTAAAAGAAAATACTATGGAAATAAAACCCGGAATTAACCTAAAAGGGAATGATGGTAACTTATATACAGTCCTAAAAGCGGGTAATCCTCAAACCCCACACCTCATTAACAATGTAGTTGCATTAATGAGATTTAATGATGATGAAATTGTTTATTTCCCTCAAGATTTCGGTAGATATTTAGAAATAGACCAATTTTGGGATCATTTTGAACAAACTAGATAATTATGAAAAAATCACAACTAAGAAAAATCATTAGAGAAGAACTTAAAGGAGCACTAAATGAAGGTATTAACCCTTTAAAACATCATTTCTTAAATTTACAATTAGATCTTAGACAAGAACTTATTAATAAATTAAAGGGTATGGATACCCAAGCATATATTGCAACTATTGAAAAATTGATTAATGAAGAGGGTTGGAATATTGGAAATCCTGAGGATGGTAGAGAGGTGTATTTATATATCCAAGGGATGGATGATCAAAAAGTTGAGGCTGCATTAGAAAGTGAAGCCCTTATAAGAGGATACGGTACACATATTAGATAAAATAAATTATGAAAAGATCACAACTAAGGAAAATCATCAAAGAAGAACTTAGTAAATCTATTGTTGAAAATGAACAGTGGAGTGCAGGTGATGTAAGTGAAATTATGAGGCAATTATTGTTAACTCAAAAAACATTGAGAAATGGTGCTTCTCATATGGAGAGATTAATTGAAGTATTAGGTAAGTATGTTAATAAACCCCAAGGAGATAAATTAGCAGGTATGGTTCCTGATAACTACCAGGTAATTGATATTCTTAATAAAATGGAGAATTTAAATAAAGGTCTTCATGCTATGTTCCCACATTTAAATAAAAAATGACTCACAACGAATTAATATGCTACATACAAGGGGTTTTAGATGCTCATCGTAAAATCAAAATTGAAGTAAGTAAAACTACTAAAATTGAAGATTTAGAAAGTGGGGAGATTTGTGAGAGGTTGATAGAAAAGGCAATAGAAAAATATAGAGAAAACCCCTCTCCCAAAGCTTAATCCCGAATATCTGTCGATTTATCATGCTTATCCCAAGATACTTTGGAATTAGTAAAGTTCCTTAGTATATTATCCATATTTATAACAAATAATTATGGAAACAAATTCAAAAAAATACAGCTTTTACACTTTAATAATAATCCTTTTAGCAATGTTTATTGGTGGGTATCAAACTTGCGCCCAACCAACAGTAACCCTCATGCCTGTTGATGGGAATTGGTATACTTGGACTGTTGATGATGGAATCTTATATGATGATGGGGATGTAGGTGGAAATTATACTAATAATGGTTTAGGAGCATTAACAATATATCCTACAGACCAAACCAGTGATAAAATTTATTTAAGATTTGTTGAATTTAGAGTTGAAAACCATTCATCTTGTAATTACGATTATTTAGAAGTTTATGATGGAGATGATTTTACTACGTTAATTGGTAAATATTGTGGTACAGATTTACCAGATGTTGTTCAATCAACACATCCAACAGGAGCCGTTACATTATTATGGTCTTCAGACTTTTCAGTTACAGATGCAGGATTTAAAATAGATGTTAGTGTAATAGATCCATTATGGACTATTGAATTGGGAGATAGAAATTCTCAATCAACAGACGGCAGAGTACCATCATATGGTTATTATGATTATTCATGGTCTGGTTTAATGTGGGGTCAAGCAGATATGGGAGTTCCTATTATAATAGAGAGCATTTCATTTGATGTGGTAAATGATATTGATTTAACTATGAACAATCAAAAAATATATTTAGCACATACCTCTGCTAATATGTTTCCTGATGGAATAGAACCCACAGATGGTAGTGGCCCATGGACAGATTGGACATTGGTGTATGCGGGAGATATTAAATGGGTTCAAGGATGGAATACTATTACATTAGATGCTCCTTTTGTTTATAATGGGTTAGAAGGATTATTAGTTAAAACTGTAAATGAAGATGGTTCATGGGTAAGTGCATACCCTCAATATAGATACACTTCTAGAGCAAATACAGTTGTATATAATTATGCTGATGGAGCATTTCCAGGACCATCAGGGTTTAGAAATTCTTTAAGACCTAATATGAGGTTTGGATTTGGAGGGGGTGGAGCTTTACCTATTGTTTTAATGTCGTTTACAGGAGAAGTTAATGATAATAATAATGTTAATTTAAATTGGGTTGTTGCATCTCAAGTAAATAATGATTATTTCACTATTGAAAGAAGTTTAGATTGTAGGGAATGGGAAGTTGTTGATAATATTAATGGAGCAGGAAATAATAATATGGAAATGAGTTATAATTTAGTAGACCATAATCCCCATCTTGGATTATCTTATTATAGATTATCACAAACTGATTATGATGGGAAATTTGAAGTATTCAACCCAATATCAGTAGAAGTTTCAAATGAACACACTGTTGGTTTACATATAGTCCCTAATCCAGCAATTGATAATATACATTTAGAATTAGTTTATCCAAATGACCACCCAATAAACCATGATGTAAAAATATATAATTCAAAAGGTGAAGAAGTGTATAAAATGTTTTATATAGGTGAATTAGAAGAATTTAATATAAACATACAGAAATTTGTCCCCGGATATTATATAGTAAGATCAAAAAGTGATAATTTAAATGGTGAAGGTAAATTTATAAAGAAATAATGAAAATAGAAGCCTCAGGGAATAGACCCTATGTTAAATTAGATAAAGAAAATTGTACCCTAACTATTAAAGGTAAATCATACCCTGAACACCCCTCAACTTTTTATAATCCTATCCTAGAAGAATTGGAAAAATGCTCAGAATATATGGAAGGGGCGGTTATAACCATTGACTTAGCATTAGAAATTATGAATTCTGTTTCTACTAAATATATTTACCATATGATTAAAAAAATAGATGGGTCTGCTAGAAATCTTGTTATCAATTGGTATTATGAAGAAGATGATGATGATATGAAAGAAGAGGGTTCTTTATTTAGAAATGCTTTCCCTAATTCAAAGTTTAACATAATTTTTGTAGAGGATTTGATGGAGATATGATAGGTTTTGTTGTTTTAATTGTTGCCTCTATTTTACTCTATCTATTACTTCCAATAGTTTCTATTTTTATGATTATTAAATATCTCTTTACAGGGGATAAAAGGATGATGTCTGTTTGGTTTTGGCGTACAGCTAGAGAAATTGATGTATTTGCTAATGTAAATGGAGCAGAATTTTTTGATGCTATTTTTATTAGAGATGGGGGGTATAAATTTGGTAATCCTAAAGAAACCATCTCTTCCGTGATTGGGAAAAATCAAAGGGATAATACATTATCTATAGCAGGTCAAATATTAAGGTGGATGTTAGATAGAATAGATCAAGACCATTGTTTAAACTCCATCAATTCTCAAGCCACTAATACTAAAAAAGACACGCATTAACAGCATTTAACGCGCATTTACTGCATTATCACGCGATATTGGCATATATCGTGGATATTGCGTAATATGCGTTGATTTTCGCACAAAAGTAATTAACATTCTCTTGTCTTTCCTGCGCAGGAGACTTGGAGTCCCAGGAAATCTTTCGTATATTTACGGACGTAAATAAGAAATAATAATAAAAAATAAAGTATATGTTAGATTTAAGTAAAGTAGAATTTTTAAGTGATGAGCAAATTAAAGAACAAGCACCTTCAGTGTTTACTCAAAAGCCATCAAAAGAAGTTTCAAAACATTACACTCACATTCCTACAACTAAAGTTATCAATGATATGAGAACACTAGGTTGGGATGTTGTTGATGCTAAGCAAGTTGCTGCTCGTACAAGCTCAACAAGAGGTGTTCAGAAACATTTAGTTGTATTTAGGAATCCTGATGTTGTCATTAATGGAAATGATGGTGATACAGTTTTTCCACAAATTTTGTTAACAAATAGTCATGATGGTAAAAATAGTTTTACTTTCACTGCGGGATTGTTTAGAATGGTTTGTGAAAATGGTTTGGTTATTTCGGAAACTCAATTTGAAGATGTTAAAATGAGACATATGGGTTATTCATTTGAGGAATTGCAAGTTCAAATTAGAGAAATGGTTGAGAAATTACCATTAACTGTTGAGTCAATGAATAAAATGAAATCCATAGATTTAGAACAAGAAAAAGCTGTTGATTTTGCTAAAAAAGCTCTTGGAACTCGATTTACAAAGGATGAATTGAAGAGAATTAAAATTGATGTTATTGAATTATTAAACCCAGTTCGTGAAGAAGATTGTGGAAATGATTTATGGTCAATTTTTAATGTAGTTCAAGAAAAAATCATTGAAGGTGATTTTGAATATTCAATTGGGAGTAAAGTTCGTAAAGCTCGTCAAATTAAAAATTTCAAACAAGACCAAAAGATCAATAAAGAATTATTTGATTTAGCGTTAGAGTACGTTTCATAATAGAATTAAATTTCAAATAATATAAGCTCCCGAATGGGAGCTTTTTTTTTCTAAAATAACTTGCCATACTAAAATATTTTTTTAATATTTATAAGCATGGACATTAACCGTATATTCAATTTATTCAATCCTGATGATGACTTTAGATCTCCAACTAAGCAAGAGTCTGGGGTAGATTTCCAATTTGAGGAATTTAAAACTACTCCTCCTTATTACATAGGAATGTTTGAAAAAATGATCTTAAACCATAATAATGTCAGGAACCAAGTAGTTAAATTATTCCAGAAATCAAATGAAGAATTTAATCTTCATGAAATTGAAGAAGCTGGAGAATTTATGGCTTATAATAGAGCTTGGGAGTACATTAAAGATTGTGAATTAGATGACCAATGTTGGAAAGAAAGTTTATTACTTAGAAATAGTGATTACTTAATTACTGCATTAAAATTGGCAACCCATTACTTTGAAGGTTATGAAGAATACGAGAAATGCGCCTTTCTTAACAAAATCCAACTTTTTCTTGAAGATAATTTGGCTCCCGAATCCTAAATTAGTACATTATGGATACGGGTTTGTTAGAAACCCCAAAACGTATAAATAAAAAAACGTGACCCGGTGATAGGGTTACCACAGTGGGTTAAGATTAACTAATAGATAATTTATGAGAAATAAACAATTGGCACAAAATCGCCTCCAAAAACTGAATGGTTTACTAAAAAAGCTTGACATGAATATTCACAGAGGTGGTAGTAAAGAAGAAATTAACTCCACTCAGAGAGAAATTAATCATGTCAATCAAGATTTAAGTGATATAATAGAAAGAGAATAATGGAATTAACAGCAGAGCAAATACAATCTAATTGGGAAAAATTTATAGGCTATATTAACACCTATATTTCAGACCCTAGAAAAGACCAACTCCTAAAGTTTTATAAAAAACATGAAGAAGAAATCATGTTAATGCCTGCTTCCCATAAAAAGGCATACCATAATGCTTTTCCAGGGGGATATGTTGATCATGTTAATCGAGTTATAGAAGGTGCTTTAGAAATTAATAAGGTATGGTATAACTTTGGAGCAGAACAAAACTATACAATCGAAGAACTTGTATTCTCAGCTATTAATCATGATTTAGGTAAAATGGGAGAAGAAGATAACTATGCACATCAACCCTCAACTGATGAATGGAGAAAAAAGAATTTGGGTGAAATGTATAAGTTTAATAATTCAATTGCTTATATGTCAGTTCCTGAACGATCCATTAAACTTTTAGTTGATAACGATATTAAATTAACCCAGAATGAATGGTTATCTATTCGTTTACATGATGGGTTATATGATCCAGCAAATGAACCTTATTTAAAAAACTATATGCCAGAGTTAAAACCTCGAACTTCTCTCGTATTTATAATTCATCAAGCAGATTTAATGGCATCAAGAATAGAATTCGAAAAAGAATGGTTACCAAAATTTGGTAAGGAAGACAAACCAAAGAACAATTTCAAAGTAAACAACAAAACCAACTCAAAAAATAAAGCACTCAGCTCAATTAAAAGTGAGGGGTTAAAAAGCATGTTAGATAATTTATGATTACTATAACCATTATTTCCGTTTTATCGGTTTTAGTCGTGATATTTGGTTTCACGACTTTTAATCTCCTCAAGAAGAATGAAAAACAAGAGGACATTCTTGTTGGGTATCTTGAATACCTTGATAGAATTTCTAAAGTAATAGAAGCCTCAGATAAAAAATTAAAAGAAATAGACCACAGCGGAGTATTTAAATCAGATGATGAAGTGGGTCAGTTCTTCAAATCAGTACAAGAAATTCAAAAAATATTAAACGATTTTAAAGTAAAAAGATTAAAGTGATTGTGGCAAAAAAACGAAGACCTAAATCTAAAAACTACTTCACTAAAGACACTGAAGCAGCTATAGTTAGATATAACAATGAACCTAACCCTGAGGTTAGGAGTGATATTTACAGGGATGAAATTCATTATCCCTTTTTTAAACTAACAGAAAATATAATCCATACATTTAAGTTTTATTATACTGAAGTAGATAATATAGAACATTTACAACACGAGATAATAACATTTTTATTAACCAAAATGCATTTATTCAACCCAGACAAAGGGGCTAAAGCATATTCATATTTTGGTACTATAGTTAAGAATTGGCTTATAATATATAACAATAAAAATTACTCTAAACGTTTAAAATCAGCACCAGTAGATGATTTATATAAGGATGAAACCTATTCTTATAATTTAGAAGATGAAAGAATAGTAGATAATTTATCTCATTTTATAGATAATTACATTAAATACGTTGAGGAAAATTTTGAAGATTTTTTTCCAAAAGGAAACGATGCTAAAATAGCAGACGCCATACTAGAATTATTTAGAAAAAGAGAAAGTATAGAAATATTTAACAAAAAAGCTTTATATATTTATATTAGGGAAATAATGGCTACTAACGGGTTAGAAGTAAAAACACCCAAGATTACAAAAATAGCAAATAAGTTATATGATTTATTTAAAGGAAGTTATATATTTTACTTAGAGACAGGATATATTGATTTTGAAAAAAATTAATTTTTCATATTTATAACCAACAAAAACCCCATAAATATGAGTCACTTAGAAAAAAAAGTCTTTGGGAAAAAAACATATTCAAGTTTACTCAAAGAAATATACGACAATCAAAAGAAAAAAGAAGACCAAATATCTGCTTTAATTTCTGAATTAAAACCTCTAGTACAGGACATAGGAGATGCTACTTTAATTGTACCCTTAATTAAAGAGTATATGGAATTAGGTATTAAAAATGATGAAGCACTTATAAAAGTAGCTACTATATTTCAAAGAATATTTGCTAACGAAGGTAATGAAGATAATGGGTTTGGAATTTCTGAAGAAGAAAAAGAACAACTTCTAAATGATATAAAAAGCTTACAATTACCACCTAAAAAAGAGGAGGAAGAAGAATAATGGTTATGTTTGATAAAGGACTATCATCAAATTCAATACCACCCGCGGGGAAGGGTTATGATACGGGAAATTCAGACCTAAATAACATACTATCTGTTCTTAGGGAGGAGATTCAAATTGGTAGGGTTACTGATATTATATTAAACAGTAATTACCCGAATATTGAAGAATATGGGGGGTTGAATGGTATTGGGACTATTTTTTTTGAATTAAATACCTTTAAACCTGTAGGAGGTAATGCTATAGCCAAACCCTTTTTCCCACAAATCTCATCATATCCCTTAGTAGATGAACTTGTTTTATTATTTAAATTACCTAATAATAAAATAGGCAATATCCCATCTAATGAGGTCTATTACTACATTAATATGTTTAGTGTATGGAATCACCCCCACCATAATGCCTATCCTAACCTAAATGGTCAGGGCAAAAATTTACCACCCCAACAGCAAAAAACATACCAACAAACAGAAGTAGGTTCTACTCGAAAAACAGGGGGGGTTAATGATGATACCACAGAAACTATATCACCAAAATTTAATAGTCCCATAAACCCAAGTCAAGCTACTTTTGAGGAAAGATCCAATATACACCCCCTATTACCCTTTGCTGGAGATGTTATTTACCAAGGAAGGTGGGGAAATAGTATAAGATTTGGAAGTACGGCAAAACCAACACTTACAGATTCTTTAAATGAATGGTCTGAAACAGGTACAAATGGTGATCCTATTACTATCATTAGAAATGGTCAATCCCCCGAAGAATCAAATGAAGGTTGGGTCCCTATAACTGAAAACATCAATACTGATATTTCTTCAATTTGGCAAACATCAACTCAAAAAATCCCAATAGAAACTATAAATAATGAATTTACTTCATACAACGAATCTCCTGAATTACCTAATTTATATGAAAAACCCCAAATCATAATTAATTCTGATAGGTTAGTTTTTAATGCCAAAACAGACCATGTATTAATAAGTGGTGAAAAATCAGTATTCCTAGGGGCAAATTCATCTCTAAATTTTAATGCAGGTAAAAATGTTGTTGTGGAATGTAGTGATATAAAATTAGGTGATAAATCAGCAACTGAACCTCTAATTTTGGGTGATATTTTTTTAAAAAATTTAGATGTAGTTTTAACCAAATTAGACCATTTATGTACTCAATTATCTGTAGATCAGATATGGCCAGCAGGAGCTCCTGTTGCTAATGGAGGTGTAATTACAGTAGCTACTAGTTTAAAATTGGATATTGCAAATTTCAAAGCTAATATGGGTAGTTATAAATCTCAAGTAAGTAAAACTAAGTAAATATGCCATCATTTCAAGGAATAAATTTAGAAGGGGATTATATATCACTTAATGATCTAAACCCAATATCCCAAAATTATGTTAGGAAATTTAATGGTTTAGTTCTTATAAGAGAAAAAATAGTAGACGATAAAAGAGTAACAGGTACTTTATGGTATAAAGAAGAAGTTGTTGGTTTTAC